AAAGTCGCAGCAGTCATGATTATTTACCTTCTAAAAAACGTTGAACGAAATTGCCCTTGCGAACTGCGGAATCCATTGCAGCACGACTAGGAACACCCTTGCCTTTTAGGAACGCTTCCAAAGCGACTACACGAGTCTCTTTAGGGGCTTCCAAGCCAAGCTTTTTGCAGCCATATTTAGCCATATCTTTTAAGTCCATTTCGGCATGGTCAAACGCACCGATATGAGCTGAAAGCTGGTCATATAGCTTAGATTTCTTAGCCAACTGAGCTTCTACAGTACGAGCAATAGCTGCTGCGTCCATACCTTCGCTACGTTGACCTTCTTTTTCTTCTTTCTTTTGACCGCCAACACCATACTCAGGACCTTCTTCGTCCATCATATTGCCGGGCTTTTCTTCGTCACCGTCTTCTTTTTCAGTGTCTTCGTCAGCAACAGCTTCTAAACCTGCTGAACCTGCTGATTGACCTGTCAATTCTAAGATTTTTGCCAATTTTGGCATAACTTCTTCAAGGAACTTGTGAGCTTCCTCAAGAGTTATTTCCTTCTTTTCGCCCGCTTCCGCAGACATATTTTCTTCAGCCATGTTTAAAAACTCCTTGTTATCTACTGTGAAAGTGAAGTGATCCAATACCGCTACATCGGGACCCATGCGACCATTCTCGACTAGGGCTAGATGATTGCCTCGAATATCCCGTTGCACATAATCATACTTCACTCCGTCATAAGTGCCGGGTGCATATTCATATCTGCAACGGTATCCGCAGGACAATTCCTTTTTTCCGTTTGCAATAAGATTAGCCATTGCCTCGGAAAATACTTTGATATTTCCTTTTAAGGTTTCGCCATCGAAATAAACTTCTTGACCGATAACGCCCTGTACGCCTTTTTGCTCTGAAGGAGTCAAACCAGCGTCTTCGCTACCAAGCATGACGTGGTTATCAATCCAAGGAATTAATTTGAATGAGTCAATACAATCGGTAGAGCCCAATTCTTCGGCTGGACGATAAACCATGTAAATCTTGTTTGTATCGCATTCAGGAGAAATCATTCCACCTGAATAAGGGAATACCCCTACCATTGAAAGCGGGTTGTCTTTTACCTCAAACCAGCCATTTGTATCGTATTCACGTCTATCCATAGCTGAAGCATTCGCCTCAGCCGATTCCGCAATCTTTTCCTCGTCCCCGTCAATTTTCGGAAATATGGGCTCAGGAGCGTCCTCAATGGTTGCCCAAACGAATTCGCTATGCTCGTCATTGAGTTCAGGCTTAAATTCGCCATCATTGCAGCCAAATAAACGCACCTTGCCTTCGGAGTAGATCAACTGAAGACCTGTCTGCGGAACGTGCATGATTTCCTCACGAGATTCACGAATTGCGCCCTCAATGGCTGATTCGCCATCCTCAACGTGACCACCGGGGAAACCCCAAGTATCATCCTTGGTTCGTTTCATCCATAGAATTTTGTCATCGTCTGTATATACAATAAAAGCCACGATTTTTGAATCGGGCTCCTCTTTTAAATCCCTTTTATGGGATTCTTTCATTTCTTCGGTTTCTTGCTCATCAACGCCATTAGACTTGCGAGCATTGCTGTAGGCTGCTGCCATAGCCTGTTTAGGGTCATGACCAGCCTTTATCATTTCACGAATATTTTCCTGAATGACTTCTTTTGAATAACCTTCTTTTAACGGCATTAGCAAATTCTCCCTGTCTGAGTAGGAATATCAGTCACGTTCAATAAAACGGTGGCTTCCCTAGTGTTTCCCTCAGTTGTCGTAAATAATGCTCTTATTGTATAGAGTTGATTGATTTGTGGGGCAGGAATTATTCCTTCTGAAATTTGCACTGAAATTACTTTTCCAGCAGCAGCAATTTGCTTGTCAGGAAAAGTAATTGGCTCAGGATTAATGGCTGGACCAATAATTACAAGACCCAACTGATCCGCAGTCACCGAAGTAATTGCCGAAATAGTTTCCAAAGTATCTAGGATGTAGGTGCAATCAATATCGTAATAGATTGCCTCTGAAGTCCGTTTTTCTAAAATATAACTATTCATGAGCTTGCCAATAATCCTGTCTTGGTGAAACGTGCCAATAATCCAATCTCTGTGCTACTTGCCAATTTGTAGGTCTTGGTGAAACGTGCCAAACTTTATCCGATTTTTGAAAAATAGGAGCACAAACATAAACGTCTACTGCGTTGCCCGATTCTACTACTGTGACTATGACATAAACCGTCTCATTAGTCGAATCCTGAGCGTTTGCAGCCTCGTTGATGCTTAATGAAGCGACTACCACCTGATTGACAATATCTTGAGCTAAACCAGCTTCTGAGACATTGAGAGGGGCAGTCATGTTTTGAATGACTAAATCTTGAGCATCCCCAGCTTCTACCATTTGCAGATAGGCAGTCATTTGCTCACTTGCAGCGTCAGAAGCCAGCCCTGATTCTGCTACGGCAAGCAGGGCGATCATGTTTTGAGTTAGCGTATCTACTGCATTCCCAGCCTCAATAGCCGTCAAATAAGCCGTTACGTTTTGAGAAACACTATCAACAGCATTGGCTGCTTCGGTAACTGTCACTGAGGCAATCATATTTTCAGATTGAGTATTTTGAGCATTTCCAGCCTCAAATATACTGATTGGGGCAGTCATGTTTTCAGACTGGGTATCTAACGCACTAGCAGCCTCATTTACTGAAATTGGCGAAGACATTGTTTCGGACTGCGTATTTGTGGCATTTACCGCTTCAGTAACGTTTACTGGAGCTGTCATGTTTTCAGATACAGTATCAACGGCATTTCCGGCTTCTGTAGCCGTTACTGCTGCAGTCATGTTTTCTGAGACTACATCTACCGCATTGCCAGCCTCATTGACGGCTACGGGGGCAGACATTATCTCAGATTGAGAGTCTGCTGAGCTGGCTGATTCAAGAACCGTTACTAAAGAAGTCGTATTTTCAGAAACTACGTCAACAGCAGATCCCGCTTCAGAGATTATGCCTTGGGAAGTCATGTTTTCTGAAACGGTATCCGTTGCAGATCCGGCCTCTGAAATACTGTTTGGAGCCGTCATCGACTCGGAAACTGTATCTACTGCACTTGCAGCTTCGGTAATTGAAGATACCGGAAGGGTTGTATTTTGTGAAACAGTGTCTACTGCACTGGCTGATTCGGAGACGGTTGCGTAAACAACAACAAGAACCGATTGAGTTGATTGAGCGTTTCCAGCTTCAGTAATTGTGACCGCAACAGTCGTGACTGTAACGTATAGCCCCGATATTGGCGCACCCGAAAATGGATAGCTACCAAACATTTATGATCCCGAAGTCTCAGCAATTACCCAAGTTTTATTTGCTTCATTCCATCTATAGTGGTTTCCGTCTTCAGGACAAGCAATAGGAGGAGTCCAAGTCCAATTCGGAGCACTCAAAGTCCAGCTCAAACAAGGCAAACCGTTCATATCAAACGGTCTTGTATCGTAAAACACATCGTTTACAGAGTCGTATCTGTAACCAATTCCTGCATAGTTAGCACGAAGGGCAACGCCTCCATCGGGGATACCATCTTCCCCATAATGAATGCCACTTCTAGTATTGTATGAAGTCTGAATCCATTGACCGGGAGAAGTATCCACAAAAGTTTCAAAAAACTCAGGCTCAGCCACAATGACTTGTATCACTTCTCCATTTAATACTTTTGCAAAATGACCCATTAAATAACCTCTTTAAGCTGTATATGATCCTGCTGATTTAAAGATCATTACCGTATTTGAACCATTAGTAACAACTGTAGGCGATCCAGTAGTAGATCCTGAATAATTCGCTGTAGGGACTGAAATGATGACGCATCCTGATCCTCCCGGAGCACCTGCAGCAGAATAAGCTCCACCACCACCGCCTCCGGTATTTGCAGTACCTGCAGTAGCTGTTGTGCCGTTTGCACCAGCTCCACCGCCACCTAAACCGCCAGCTTTACCGCCAGTATTCCAAGCACCACCACCACCACCAGCAAAATAAACTGAACCACCGTTTACTTGACCAACAGAAGCAGAAGTAGCTTGAGTTGTAGTAATTAAGGTTGTTGTTAAACCATTGCCACCAGCACCTCCTTGAGAGCTACCTGCAGCCGTACCTGCTGCGCCAGCACCACCACCACCGCCACCGCCTGAACCAGTACCAACACCGCCAGCGTTGCCTTGACCTGAAGTGCCAGCTCCGGCTCCATTATTTGCATCCGAACCTCCACCACCTGATCCTCCAGCTTGACCCGGATTTGAGCTAACTGCGCCTGATCCACCGCCAATAGCAATAGAACCAAAAGCGGAAGAACTTCCACCATTACCGTTTGGTGGAGAAGAACTTGCTGGACCACCTGCGCCAACAATTACCGAATAAGTTGTTCCTACCAACAAACCTACAGAAGCACTAATGAATCCACCGGCACCACCGCCAGCCACGTTTAAAGTACCGCCACCGCCACCACCAACAACTAAATATGAGGCTTGATATAAGGATGTATTGTTAATCGTTATTGATCCAGCACCGTTGGCAATACTTATGTAGTTTCCAGCAGTTAAAGTGGATCGAGTAAATCCTGAACCATTACCAATATCTAATTGACCATTGGTAGGTACTGCAGTTAGCCCTGTACCACCATAAGCGTATCCAATCGTTCCGACATCACCTGACCCCAGCAAAGAATTACCGCCAACAGTTTTAATGTTGGTCCCGCTTACTAGCGCAGCTTGTTTTCCGTTAAAAGTAGACCAATCAGTTGAGCTTAGTGCGCCTCGGTTTGCAGCAGAAGCAGTAGGCACGTTTAAAGTGATTACTGGAGTTGTCGTGCCATTGGCTACGGTAGAGCTTAAATCAGTGCCTGTAGTGCCTAAAGTTAAAGCAGCTACGCTAGTGACGGTCCCTGTGTAATCAGTACCCCAAGCTGGAAAACCTGTCACCAAACGCAATATTTGACCGTCAGTACCTTTAGCAAGCTTGGACCATGTATTTGCTGCAGATCCATAAAGCAAATCGCCAGCAGTTACTGTGGTTTGTCCTGTACCGCCATAAACCGCTCCGATTGCAGTTCCTTGCCATGTACCAGTGCCGATTGTGCCAACAGAGGTAAGACTAGAAGTTACGATTGCAGCAGGTAATGTAGTTCCTGCTAAGTTGGCAGCAGGAAAGCCAGTTGTATTTGTAAGCGTACCGCTTGAAGGTGTACCCAAAGCACCGCCATTGACTACGAATGCGCCAGCAGATCCTACGGCAACAGCTAGAGCAGTAGCAACGCCAGTACCTAAACCACTAATTGCAGTGCTAATAGGAACGCCTGTAAAGTTAGTCCCCGTCAACGTAGGGGTGCTGCTCCAAACAACTGCGCCAGTAGATCCTGCGCTAATTGGTACTTGACCAGCAGTTCCGTAACCAGTTGTTCCGCTTAATGCTGGAGTTGTACCTAAATTAGTGGAAAATCCTAAAGCACCTGAAGCATTAATAACGTGAGCAGATTGCCCGGTAGTTCCCCAAGCTAAATAAGTCTTAAATCCATTCCCCGAACCAATCGATATATCACCATCATGACCTGAAAAATAAATTCCGTTATTTATTGAAAAAAAGTCTGCAGGAGTTGACGCACTAAAAACAGAGGAATTCATGCCGAACTCACCGTAATAGGTAGAGTCGGTTCCTAAGTCATTGCTTAAAACGTAATTGGTTGAAGCTCCAGCAGTTCCGCTTTTGTTTTGCAACATGGATTGCAAATAATTTCCTGCAACTGTTGCACCAACTGCAAAACCAGTATTTGAAGCATTAAAGCTAAGGTTTGGAGTTGTGCTTGTTGTTGAAGTTGTCAACAATACTGGGACAGATACGGTCCCTGTTGAGTCTTGAAATACTGCCTTAGTTGCCGGGTAATCTACCCATACGTCTTGAGTGCCACTGGTAAAGTTTACCAATGATCCACCATTAGACGAGGATAATACTGTAGTGCGAGCAAGGGTTGTACCTAATGCTCCGACAGTGCCATAACCCACTTCCCAGTTTGCGCCTGACTGATCCGCAATAACATAATAAGTTGTGTTATTTGCGCCTACTCCTGCAGAGAAGGTCTGATAGCCAAGCGCAGCCCCAGCAAGTACGGCTGTGCCAGTGCCGGGAGAAATACAAGTTTCCCGTACCCGATCAACTAATTTAAAAGTCATGATTAAACGGCAGCGATTTCAGATTCTTTGAAATAACGTGCTTGGTCTTCACCGTCAGCGTCTTTGTAGGCTACCAAAAAGACGATTTCGCCAGTGTTTTCGTCAAAAGCAAACTTTTGCACTGTCCCAGTAATAGGGGCAGTAATGACTTGAGATACTTCTTGACCTTGAGTAAATTTAGGCATGATTTATTCCTTAATTAGAGGCTGAGTGAATAAGTAACTTGAACCACGTTACCGCTATTTACAGGCTGATTGCCTCCAGTGAATGCGCCAGCAGACAACAAAGTTCCTGCAGTGCTCATCAAAGTAGCAACTGCGCCAGTGCCATAAGTGATAAATGCACCTACCAAAGTACCTGCGCCAGTCATTGTAAAGCTTGTTGGAGTGCTAGTAGAAATTGCACCAGCAGAAGCAGTGCCAAAAGCAGGAGCCACACGAGCTGCAAAAGTCGGAGCATTAGTAGAGCCAGCTTCATTCCAGCCAGCATGAGAAGCCATCGTATCGGCTGCAGCAACTGCTGTATAGCCAACGGATGAAATCAATCCCATGTAAGGACCTGTTACGGTGTAAGCTGAGCCAGTCAAAGCTGTCTGCAGCATCAAGTTTTTACCAAGGGTACAAACTACGTTATCGATTTTGTCTTCCCAAAGCAGGGGACCGCCTTCATATTCAAAGCATTTAAAAGTGTAAACACCTTCTGCTTGGGCAGATTCGCCCATGCCAGCGATTGAGGCAATGCTCATGTTCGCTGATTCTACTGCGTTTAATTGATCTTTCATTTTGGTTCCTTATTCGTCTAAATCAAAGTTGATTACTGGTTTGCAAATACATCGGCAATTTGGCAAATCTCCGGGTAATCCCCGAACTTCTTCCCCGTACATTACCCCAATTACAGGGGGGTTGTCGAATGAATACTCATTACCCGACATTCTAATATGATTCACCCGAGGCTCTTTACCTCCTCCGGAATGTATCCATATGAACTTTTTAACCCCAAGAGTTTTAAGTCTTGAAGTATTGATTGATTGATAGGCTTTACGAGTCTGATCTAGTGCAGTGTTTCTCGCATGACGAATATTTCCATTGTATTTCTTTGTGAGAAAGGGGACTAAATCCTCCATTCCTTTGCCAGTGGTAATGCTTCGCATAACTTGCCCTTGGACTTCGGCTAAGTATTTTTGCGGAATTACCTTGATAAGGTTTGCAGCTTCTTGGGTGCTGGCTTTGATTACATCATTGATCTGAGCATTCCTGAAGGAAGTATCGATCTTAAAATCCTCCGCAGCTTCCTTTAATGACAGCCCCAGCGTTACGGCTGAGTTGCGGATAGTGCGCTCTATCATGCGCTCTGTTGAGCTCTTGGCGATGTCGTTAAAGCGTTTTGACCACTTAGCAAGCAGCCAGTTCAAAAGAATACGAGCTTGGCTTGAAATGGACGCATCCATCGCAAATCCAAACTCATTCTGTTTAAATAGCTTCTTTAGGTGTCGCTCGACATCCCGAGACATTAAGCCGATCAGATCAACTGTCGGCTTAGCGTAGTCGGCAGCAATGCTTGCATTAGGTCGTAATGCGCCACCGACTAATCCACTCTTAGGTTTCGCCTTCCCTGCCATCGTCACCCTTTACCAAATTGAAAAGCTCCCATGCGCTAGGGTGCATTCTATTTTTGCCAGTTTCGTAATTACTCCATCTTGCTTGAGTAGTATAGATCAA